TACTGATTCCATCTTGATGATCTAGAGCCAGTACAACGAGAGCTTGTGCAATAGAAGATCTACATGAACTCCTCGACCATCTTCTGGACCTCGATCCTCTGGTTCTCGTTGACCTTGATGATCATGGGGGTCCTCAACATGTTATCGATCGTCTGCTTGCTCGGGTTCTTGACCTTGATGGTCTCCATGGGGCTGATCAAGGTGGTGGTGGTGATCTTCTTGAGCAAGATGTTGTAGATCATCAAGGTCATGGTGTCCGAGATCCCGGGGAAGTTGTACCTGATCTCCCAGGCCAACATGTTGTGGAAGGCCTCGGGGAACTGGTTGTTGAGCATCTCCTCGTACCTGGTCCTGGCGATCGGGGCCTGGAACCTGATGTAGGAGTTGACGGAGGAGTGCACCACCTTCTCGACGTACTTCATCACGCTGATCCTCTCGTAGGACAAGATCTCGTTGTCCGGGTTCTCCTCCGACTCCTCGAAGCTCCTGGACTGCAGCAAGGACTTCTTGATGGCGTCCAGCTTGACCCCCAAGTAGGAGTCGAACTGGAACTCCTCCTCCTTGTTGCTGGACGAGCTGTGGTTCTCGGTGGCCTCCATGATCCTGGTCAACTTGGGGATCAGGTCCATGATGTTGGCCTGCGCCATCTGCTTGTTGATCTCCGAGATGTCGTACTTCCTGTTGTACTCCTCGTCCTCGTTCTCCCTCTCCGAGAACAGGTCCTTGGAGATCCACCCCTTGTCCAGCAAGATCTTGTCCAAGATGTCCACCTCCGGCGGGTCGTGGATGGCGTCGAGGAGGTTGTTCTCGTAGTAGCCCATCAACTCCATCCTGATGTTCTTCAAGCTGTCCTGGGACACGCTGTACCGGTCCTCCATCAGCTCGAAGTTCCCCTCGATGCCGTTCTTCACGATGTTCCCCAGGAACTTGCTCTTGGGGAACTTGGACTTCTTGAACATGTCCCTGGAGTTGACCACTTTCAGCTTCAGCTTCCACTTGGACACCATCTCGGTCTTGCACACCATGAAGAGGAAGTTGCTGTTGTTCATCAGCGAGTACTTCAACCCGGTGGTGTCCGAGTACCTGTCCTTGGTCAAGAAGTACAAGTTCCTGTCCTTGTTCTCCTCCATGAACCTCATCAAGACCACCACGTTGGGGTTGTCCTCCAAGGACATCTCGTCCGGGGCGGTGATGGACATCTCCACCTTCGTGTCCTTCCCCCTCAAGATCTCCTTGGCCCTGGCGATGAACTTCAGGTCGGTCCAGTACTTGTACTTGATGTTCTGCTTCCTGTCGTACTTCTCGGAGTAGAACAACCTCGAGTTCTTGATCATGTTGGCCTGGGTCCAGACGTTCACCCCGTAGGAGCAGAGCTTCCTGGACATCGAGATCCTGTTGTCGTTGGTCCCGATGATGGGGATGTTCTTGACGTCCTCCGAGTAGGAGCCGTTGATGCTCATGTAGGTCAAGAAGTTCAAGTCCACCCTCTCCTCGACCGTGTTCTCGGACCTATAGTACAAGTACAAGGGGGACATCCTGGACCTCAGGAAGTTGAGCAGGTTGCCGTAGAGGTTGCCGGTGCAGGGGAAGTCCGAGATCATGTTGATGGAGACGTTCTTCGCCATCTTGGAGTTGTACCTGAGGAACTCCATGAAGGACTTGTACCCGTACTCCACGTCCTGGAAGGTCTCCCTGATGAACTTGAAGGGGTTCTTGAAGCAGAGGTCGCTGTTGAAGTTGAACACCTTCATCATCCGGTTGAAGGAGTTGATGGTGGAGTTCCGGAGGTCCTGGGACGGGTCGAACATGAAGTTCAGCAAGTCGGACGCCTTCGAGGTGATCCCCACGTCGTCCAGGTGGAAGTTGATCTGCCTCATCTTGGGGTGGGAGTTCCTCTTCATCCTGGACATGTTGGAGATCTCCCTGTCGGCCTTGGCGAACATGTTGACCAACAACTTCATGTTGTCCATCATGAAGAGGGTGCTCTTCTTGATGTCCCTGGCCATGATGAACCTCAGGAACCCGATGACGTCGGTGCAGTTGTCCTCCAACCTCTTCTCCATCTCCTCCTTCTTGTCCAAGAGCTCCTGCTTCGGGGCCTTGCTCTTGCTGATCTCCAACTTCAACTCGTCCATGTCGTCCAGGATGTTCGTCATCTCCAAGCTGTTGGGGTAGATGACGGCCTTGCTGTTGGACAACTGGAGGGCCCTGACCAAGGAGTGCACCACCATGGTCTCCTGGAACTCGTACTTGCGGTTCATCCCGACGAAGAAGGTGTTCTTGAAGCTCTTGTAGTGCTTCCAGTCGTTGTTCGTGATGTGGACGTCCAGGGCCTCGCTGTTCATCTCCTCGATGACCTCCTGCTGGGTCCTGCCGAGCCTCTCCTCGTAGAAGTTCTTCTTCAGCTCGATCAACTTCTTGTCCAGCTTCGTGGGCAACTCGAACCAGAACTTCCCCGAGCCGGTCTCGTCGAAGGGCACGTACTTCCTCGACCTCTTCAAGTTGGTGTCGCTCGACGCGGTGTACAACTTGGAGTAGTACTCGTTCAACCTCTCGCTGTTGTTGTGGTCGTACATCATGACCTCCGTCCCGAAGAGCAAGGTCTCGATCATCATCCTCTTGGGGATGAACCCCAGGTTGGCCGGCAAGAAGTCCTCCGTGCAGTTCAGTTCCTGCTTGATCTGCTCGATCAAGTCGGGGCTGTACCTGTAGTACCTCTTCAACTGGTTCCTCGCCATGTACATCAGGTTCTTCACGGTGGTCAAGTACACCCCGTGCTCCATGCACCTCCTGATGGACGACATCATGAAGCCCACCGCCTCCTCCGGGGACGTCAGGTCCGGGATCATGTGGGCCGTGTACAAGTCCTTCACCGTGGCCCAGCACATCCTCTTGCCTATGGAGAACAAGGAGTTGAACTCCGTGATGGTGAACTGGAGCGCCGACTTCTTCCAGTTGCTGTGTATGTTGGACAACCTGTAGGCGAGGTCGACCACCTTCACGTAGGTCCTCATGGAGTCCTCCGCCTTGTCCACGCTGTCGAAGTTGAAGATCATCATCTTCGTCTTGTCGTCGGAGGAGATGAGGGTGGACTGGCTGATCCTCGTGTTGTGGAGCCTCATCAAGATCTCCTCGACCATCCTGTCGACCATGTCGTCCATGACGCAGTGGTAGATGCTGCTCAAGAAGTGGAACATCCCCTGTCCCATCCCGGAGAACAGGATGGGCGCGCCGTCCGTGGCCTCCGACATGTCCCTGAACTCCTGCACCGGGTCCACGTTCTCCTTCTCGTTCATCGGCTTCTTCAGCCACTTCTCCTTGAGCAACTCGGGGGTCAACATCACCTTGTAGCTGAAGGACACGATGACGGTGCACAGGAAGTTCTTCAGCCTCTCGTCCATCTCCCAGCTGTAGACGAAGTACGCGAAGTGCTCCATCACGAAGCCGGGGGCCCACCTGGTGGCGTCGGCGTTCAACGACCCGTAGAGGCAGATCTCCCCCTTCTTCTTCATGTAGATCAACAAGTCCTTGAAGGCCGTCATCTTGTCCGACTGCATCTCCGCCTTCCTCCTGTGCTTCGTCAGCATCTCCTTGTCGTGCTTCTCGCTGAAGTTCTTGGAGATCGTCTCCAGGAGCTTCACCATGATCCTCAACTTGACGGACTGGATGAGGATCTCCCTGGGCCCCCCGATCTGGGCCTTCGGGAAGAGGGTGAAGATGGCCTCGACGTACTCCTCCATCGACACCAAGCCGGTCAGCAAGAAGGTCGACGCCACCTCCACCTCGTCGAAGAGCGTCAAGAAGGACTTGGACTTGATCACCTTGTCCTTGAACTTGAGCACCTCGGACCTGTAGGGGCCCTCCACCAAGGACGAGGTCATCATCATGGCGGACTCGATGGTGGAGGACAGCGACTTGACCAAGCTGTCCATCAGCATGATGACGTTGTACTTCTTCTTGAAGAACATCTTGGTGGCCGACACCACGAAGTTCAAGTCGAAGGTGTGCAACTCGTCCGGGGAGTTCAGGAACTCCTCCACGTTGTCCACGAACCCCTGGGACCACTTGCTCTCCCTCACTACCATGTAGTGCTTCTCGGCGGCGGTCATCTTGGCCACGATGCCCTTGATCCTGTGGTCCATGAACCCGGCCTCCTTGTCGAAGAGGTTCCCCACGTAGATCTCGTTCATCGCCATGCTGAACTCGACCTCGGTGTGGACGTCGAAGAAGCTGGGCATGAAGACCCTGTCGTAGCTGGACTCCGTGGAGGCCATCTTGGTTATCCTCTTCACCCAGTTCTCCTCCACCTTGGACATCATCAAGTGGTACCAGTTCAACTGCATGATCCGGATGTAGGACTCCACCCTGCTCCTGATGGGGTCGGAGTTGATGTCCCTGACCAACTTCTCCCTCCAGGTGATGTAGCCCAAGGCGGAGTGCATGAGGTACCTGTTGAGCTGCAAGGACGTGCTCGTGCCCCTCTTGTGCTCCAGGAACAAGATCATCATGGTGACCAAGGGCTTGTCCAAGACCTTGAAGTTCACCTCGTCCATCTTGGACACCTCCTGCAGCTTGTCCTGGTAGTCGGAGGCCAAGGACATCAAGACCTCCCTGGAGCGGATCAAGTGCCTGATGTCCGTGATGGAGATGGTCAGCCACTTGGTCTGCAACATCTTCTCGTCGTTCTCGTAGGGGTACCAGTTGTGGAAGATGTCCGTGTTCGAGAACTCCACGAAGTCCTTGTTGACGAACATCTTGTACTTGATCTGGTTCTTGGACGTCAGCTTGGAGCCCTTCCTCACCAACAAGGTGTAGTTCCCGAACTTCTTCATCACCGTGTGCCCGTCCCTCTTGTTCTTGATGTGCCTCCTCCCCTCCAAGTAGCAGATGTTCTCCATCAACTCCGACACGAAGGAGGTCACCTCCCACAGCCTGCTCTTGATCAGCTGCTGGTAGAAGTTCTCCTTGGACATCTCCTCGCAGAAGATCTCCTCCGAGTTGTCCTCCATCTCCTGCATGAGGAAGTCCATGAGGGACTCGATCATCTCCTTGTCCTCGATCTCGTCGAACCCGATGCCCTCGTGCAGGTAGTCCACGTCCTCGTTAGTCTTCTCCGGGTCCAACCACTTCAACTTGTTCTTGATCAGCATGGTCCCGTCCAACAGCTCGTCGTCCAAGTCGAAGACGGGGTGCATGAAGGAGTCGATCTCCTCCAAGTGGTACTTCTTGTAGCTGAAGAAGGGGAACTTGAAGACCTTCGGGATCTTGAAGTTCAACGTCTTGCTGCAGCTGAGCCTGATGTTCTCCTGCTTCCTCTTCTGCTTGTCGATCTCGTAGTAGACCTTCTCCTTGTTGAAGGTGGTGACCTGCTTCAAGTAGTCCGGGATGGAGTCGGACTTGATCATGTTGGTCATGGTGTCGACGACGTCCCTGAAGTAGTCCTCCTCGTTCACCTTCAAGCTCTTCTTCAGGTCCTCCATGAACTCCATGTTCTTCAAGGTGATCTTCTCCCCCTTCACCCCCTTGTTCCTGCTGATCGAGATGTCGTTCGTCTTCTTGTCCTCCAGCCTGTACAAGTCCAACATGGACGACAACAAGGTCGAGTAGGACTCCAGCTTGATCTCCGAGCTCTCCTCCCAGTCGACCAAGTCCATGTCCAGGTTCTTGGAGAACAAGCTGTAGTTCTCCATCGTCATGAGCTTCAGATGCATCAGCCTCAAGTTCCTCAACATCTCGTTGTTCAAGAGGTTCTCCCGGATGTTCTCCATGAACGAGGGGATCTGCATGTTGTCCGACTCGCTGATCCTCCACACCACCGCGTCCGCGATGACCTCCTTCTTGAGCAAGATCGACAAGTCCTCCGCCAAGGCCCTGTACCTCTTCTGCTTCTTCTCCCTGATGAACGACGGGTTGCCCACGGTCACCGCGAAGTCGATCAGGTAGATCCTGTCGTTCTCCTCGTAGTAGTAGTCCGGGGTCAACCTCTTCTCCAAGCCGTTGTAGTTGAAGGTGGAGGCGACGTCCACGTCGAACTCCGAGAAGACGGGCCAGGACATCTCCATGCAGACCGCCACCCCGAAGATGTTGTGCCTGGTGTGCATCCACTTGTTCATCTTCTTGAGGGTGAGCTTGTTCTGGAGCTCGGTCTCGAAGTAGGTGGAGGCGTCCTCGAACTTCATGAGGCCCTTCTCGTTCTCCTTGTACTTCTTCAACAGGTACTCCGTGTTGTAGAAGTCCTCCGCCACGCTGTTGACCTTGTCCGAGTACAAGGTCATCTGGTCCATGTTGTCCCAGTCCATCTTCCCGCAGGGGAAGCTCAACTTCTTGTGCATCAAGATCTCCTTGTACAGCTCCTTCTCGGACATCGAGGGGTTGAAGCGGGATATGATGTTGTTCTCGAAGCACATCTCGGTGGAGCACATGAAGTACTCCAAGGCGGTGATGCTGTGCCTGTTCATGACGTTCCCCTCCGAGTCCCTGGCCTCGGTCTCGTAGTAGTTGTTCATCAGGTTGTAGGCCCTGGAGGACGGGGAGAAGCAGGTGTCCTTGTCCATCTGGAAGTGGAACTTCATCCTCTTCGGGTCCACCATGTAGTCCACCACCTTGTCCTTGCTGAACTTCTCCTGGTTCAACTCCAGGGAGACGTACATCTCCCTGGGCGTGATCACGATCCCCTTCTTCTGCATCAACTCCTCCGTCGGGTTGTACCTCAGCAACTCGACCGTGACGATCTCCTCGTCGACCTCCATCTTCAACTCGAACCCCTTCGAGAAGATGAAGATGTTGTTCTGGAAGGACTCCCTGGTGGCGAAGGACATGGTGTATTGTATATATAGAAC